TCCTTGATCACCTTGAAGACCTTGAGTTCCTTGATCTCCTTGAGTACCTTGAACACCTTGATCACCTTGACTACCCTGAGTACCCTGATTACTTAAACCTTGTGTTCCTTGATCTCCCTGAGTACCTTGAGTTCCCTGATCACCTTGAGTACCTTGGTTACTTAAACCTTGAACACCTTGATCACCTTGAGTACCCTGAGTTCCTTGATCTCCAGCACCCTGAAGACCCTGAAGACCCTGAATACCTTGATCTCCTTGAGTTCCTTGTGTACCTTGATCTCCTTGAAGACCTTGAGTTCCTTGAAAATTACTTAAATTTCCTTGAGTTCCTTGAGTACCTTGAACACCTTGATCACCTTGAAGACCTAGTGTACCTTGAGTGCCTTGAAAATTACTTAATGGTCCCTGAATACCTTGATCACCTTGCGTTCCCTGCTCACCTTGACCCTGTACTCCCTGAAATCCTTGAGTACCTTGAGTTCCTTGATTATCGGGAAGACCAGAGTATGGTAAATTATTCCAAGGAGTTTCTCCATCACCAAATTTAAATTTGCGAGTATCGGATTCTACTCCAATATATCCAAGTTTTAAAACCGGATTTTCAAATTCCCAATTCTGAGAAGTATCAACTAATTGATCTATTGCTTTTTCTAATTCAATATCACCATAAACAATCATGCCAGCATAGAATGTGGCTCGATCGTTAAAAAGTTGTTGTAGACTTAGATAATTAGTATTCCCCGACATCTTAGAAAATACCCGTAAATGTACTGGTTAAAACATCAGTACCAACGTAGGTACCTTCAAAACACATTCCACCAAAAGTCATTGGTAATGGTGGAAGATTTCCAAGAAGGGCATCAACAGAAGCTTCAGTTGCTTTTAGTAAAATTCTACCAGCACTTGCTTTTATATTGATATCTTTGCCTGCACTTAATTCTAAATTTTCATCTGCATCTAATATTATATTTTTTCCCCTTATGCGAACTTCACCATTTCTTTCAGCAGTTATCCAAACATCTCCATTTTTTCCAGTAATAACTATATCAACACCAGTAGATTTATTCTTTTGCCCAGCAATAATTTCAAGAGATCCATCAGCATAAATTTTAGATAAACCACCCGCACTTAAACCACTTAAAGAAATTTCATTTTTATCAGTAACGCCATAAAAATTATATACATCAAATCCATCAAGACCCATTTGAGGATTACATATATCATATCTAAAATTTGGCCCAAGACTACATATGTTTCTCCTTTGCCATTTCTGCTTTTTAAAAGGTCTTTGAGCCATATTAATCAATACAATCTATTTGTGTGGCAACAGATATGGTAGGTCTACCAGATTCATCAACTTCTTTTGGAACTATTTCTAATCTTGGACTTAAAATAGCACCAAATCCATTTTCACTAACTATGGACAACTCTGGAATATCATCAACCCTAATAAGTTTTTGGAATTGTTTTGAAGTTTGTATTCCAGAAGGAGGTATAAACGTACCTATTGGTTGTGTAGGTGGAGTAACATTAGTTAATGGATCAACTACTGTTATAATATTTATTGGTGTAACTTTAATGATTTCCCCATTATTTACTTCCAATTCATACTTATTTTCAAATTGATCTACAGCATAATCTTCTGAAGTATAATCTTCACCAGGTTCTATAACATCAACATCATCAACATAATAAGGATCTAATTCACCAACTGGATAATTTTCACCTTCAGAAACCATATAAATTGATTCTAGTTCTCCATCATCAGTTATGACTGCTCTAGCTACTGCACCATATCCTTGATCACAATCATCTGATATTTCTATAAATGGTGGAAAATCGTATTTTTTTCCTTTCTTAGTTATTTTAATTCCTATGACACTTCCTGTTTTATTTTTTCCTTTTCCAACTATTGCGCCCATAATTGGAACTGCTTCTCCACCTTTACCTTTACTACCAAATATTTTAACTTTAGGTGGATTGCAAGAGAGTGGTTCTCCCGTATAACACTTGGATGATGATGATTTTGATTTTTTTGAGAAATTATCAAAAGCAGATGCTATTTCTTTTGCTGCAGACTCAGCATCTCGTTTTTTATCCCCAAAAGCTGCAATTAAATCATCAGCATTTACACTTTTCATAATTTCTTTAAAGTCTGGTCCTGGAGCATCTTTTGATCCTCTACCGACTAACCACTCATTTGATTTTACTGAAAAATCTCTGGCAAGAGGACTGTCATTGACTTTACTAACTTTACTAACGATCCCAGAAATAGATTCAATACTATTACGAAGAAAAGTTGCTGGATCAAATCCACCAACTAAGGATAAAACTTTTTGAGCTCCATCAATTACTGAACTCATTCCAGTTTGAATTTTTTTAATAATATGATTGACTAAAGAACCACTAAATTGATTTTTTGCACAACTTTTAAATTTTTTGGAGTTTTTTGCAGTAGATTTTAATAAGCTGGAAATAACAGATCCTAAAGAACCAATTATTTTATTTGCCAATGATGGCAGAAGTTGTTGAATATTATTAATTGGTCCAACCATAGCAGTTTGAGCCGCCACTCCTGCCAAGTGTGCTATAGGATCAGATCTTGTTGCCGCAAAAACTAAATTATAAACTAAACGATATAATGCCTTTAATCCAGAATTAATCAATGGAGCTAAAGCATTATAAACACTAGATATCATGCTTCCAACAAGACCAGTTGTAATTGATTGAATTTTATCAGTTACAATATTAACTAACGTTGAAACTTTTGATAATCCATTCTGAACAGCATTTAAAAAATTAGTAACCTCTGCGCCAATTTTATCAATTGTTTTAGAAGTATTTTCAGTAGGACCTATTAAGACATCGCCAATTCCCGTAAAATATGATCTCTCATCCTTCCCAAGTTTTTTTGCAGATTGTTTAGGAACGTGTCTAGGAGATTTCTGGGAATTAGCATTTTGCTCATTCGTTTGATCTTTTACTACATTTTTACCATCATTTTTAACTTTACTTGTATATCCAGTATATGGAACAAATGGATTTTTATAATCTTTTACAGAAACTTTTGATGTTCTTCCAAATGCACCAATAATTACTGGTATTTGGGCATTATCACCATCAAGAAAAAATCCAAATACACTATCTCCCGGAGAAAGTTTTGTATCAGTAGCATAGTTACCTGCCCCAGTTCCTGAAGTTGTTGATAGGAGAACTTGAGCCCAAGGCAAGTCTTTATCTGGCAAATCTGTAAGACTTGGGGGATGATATCCCATTATACGAACCTTATACCTATTTCCCCAACCACCACCATCAATTTGAGCACCATGAGATTTTTCTGGTGGTATTTGTCCAATCCACCATCTAAATCCATCTCTTCCAACAAAATTACTTTTTATTAGAGATTCTTCTTGCATATAACCTACTACTTATTATTTTTACCATGTTTTCCAAAAGTATCTCTGACAAGTTCCATAGAAGTATATGAACCTTCAGTGTCAAAATGATGGCAAAGTTCTTTTATCATATATAGCCCACTTTGGTCATCATCAAATTCCTTACTATTCGAAAATGAAATTTTTGGAAATTGGCATTCAATAATATCACCAGCTCTTAGATTAGTATTCGATGGTATAGTTACACTTAAAGATTGTGTGAATAATGTATTATACCTCATAATAGATTGAGATTGATATTTCGATGGATCTGCATTTATATCAGTGGAAACATCCTTCTCAACTGTCCCAATATCTAGTATTTGTGTAAAAATTCTTGTTGGGATATTTCCTAATCCACCTCTATTATTAGAGGAATCTAATACTTTAGGAAGACTTAAATCATCGCCTAGATTTTTTAATTTACTAGAATAATCACTTAGTTTAAACAACCCTTTACTTGGACTAGTAAATTCAAAAGTTAATGGATTATAAAAAACTCTAGTGCTAGAATATGCACCTAATCTCAACTTTTCTAAAAGATTTTGATTTCTTACTGTTTTGTACTTTAGTATGTTAAAATCATTATTTCTTTCAATATTTGATTGATTGACCTCAGTATAAGTATAAGATGCTTTTGAACTCTCCATAATCAAATTATCAATAGATCTAAACTGAAATCCATCTTTAGATTGATAAAATAAAAATCCTGCTGTTCCATCACCAGATATACTTGGAACTGCCTTTGATGCTAACCACACTAAAATGCTAAATGGTTTTCTTAAATTTCCTATAAAACCATACTTATTTGAAGTTTTATCTATTTTTCCAATATTATCTGTTTTCAAATAATTTTTTAAAATAGAAGTAACTGAAGAATCTATTGTTGAACTCGAAGAAAATTTTTTAGGTACTCTTGTAGTTTCATTAATCAATGCTTCTTTTGAAACTAAATTTAGAACAAAACTTTCTCTCTGAGTTTCGCTAACTAAATTAGAAATACTAGAAACATATAAAGAATCTTTACTATTTGTTGCAAAATCAAGTCCAGGATTTGTTGGGGAATTTCCTGCTACTTTTATAGCAACTCTCTCACCACCTCTTAAAGGCAATCCATTATAAATTGATTGTAATTTTCCATCCTTACCTTTAATGGTATTTCCAGTATTAACTACCATTACTTTGGCAGTAACTGTAGGTGAAAAAATATCTTCATAGTAATCAAACGAAACAACACCTTGCGAAATATCAACTGTTTTTGATTTATCGTCCGATTCTATAAAAAATTGTTCGTATATAGATTTTTTTACTGACATTAGGTATAAGCCAAATCTAAAAGTATTTTTTTATCGATAAAACTATTTAACGAACTATTAACCCCAAAACTTTGCTGTTGTAAAAACATCGATGGAGGAGCTGCCTGTTGCACTTGTTGTTGAGGATATATAAACGGAACAACGTAAGATTCAGTTTCTTGAGGTTTAGATATTCTGTCGGAAATTGATGGTCTTGGTTTTGCTTGTATTTGTGCTGGGGCTGGCTTTGGTGGAGATTGAATTTCACTGGAAGATGATCCTGGAGCACCGTGAGAAACAGTAACTCCACCAGATCCAATAATTTCTGCCTCCCTTCCATATCCTTTTCTCCAGTAAACAGAACCAACAGCAAAAGGAAACTTAGTTTTAGATCCTGGTTGGGAAGGAAATGTTCTTTGGATATTGGAATTGTGTTCTTGAAGATCAATTCCGGGACTACTTCTAGACCTATGCCCTTGTTGTTCTTGTAAAATTTGAGATCTTAACGTAGAATCATTTTTACTTGCAACAGGATATCCAGGTATATTTCCAAAAGTTACATATGATCCTCTTGCCTGCATAGCTTTTACTGCCTGAAAAGCAACTTCACGAATTCTTGCCAGTCCCTCTGCAGTATAATTTGGAGTTTTTAAATCTACGTGAAAGTGAGTTGCATATGTCAATTCGTTTCCGGGAGCACTGGACCCACCCTGAACAAATCCTCCTTTCCCAGTTTGTGGAATTAATTCCAAATTATTTACTGGAGGTGCTGATCTTGGGGATGGTGTTGTTTTTGATGATGGCGGTTGTATTGGTTCAGGTAAATTAAAAGAAGCTGGACCCTCTGGTCTAATAGGATCTTTTTTGGGATCTTTGAGGAATTGATTATCTCCTGGACCACCACGCCAAGCAGAATTGTAAAATCTTCCATCTGGACCCATTTCTCCACGAACTAGTCCATATTTTTTATAGTATCCCGGTTGAGCTCTAAACTCTAAAGCACCACCAACATGTTTTGCCGCGTTTGCTTGCAATGTTGGATCTTGAATATTTTTAATGATTCCTAAAAGAGTATTTTCACTTTGACCCGACCATTTTGATGCATCTTTTAATGTCTGAATTTTCTTAAAAGAAGAGGCACTCCTTGCCTGACTGACTCCAGCAAATTGACTAGGAGCTGCAAGAATATCTGTATATGTTGCACCATATCTTCCCGTTGCTTTTCTGTTCACAACTACTTGCATCATATCTGCGGATGATTGTGCCCCACTACCTTCCGTAGACAATGCAGCAGCAATTCGATACATTTCGGGACTATTTTGGTCAGGTAAAGCAGTTCCCCCTTGACCCTGTTTACTGTAATCAGTATTAAATGGAGGTGCTCCCGGACCTTCTAATGGTTCTGTCAATGGTGTGGTGATTAACATTAAAACTTCATCAAAAGATGTAGACATTCCAGAAAAAGAATTCTGGAGATTTATCATAGCTTTTTCAACTCTACCCTTACTATCTTTGAAATCAAGACTTACAAAATTTTGCGCATAGGCTCCTATTAGTTCACCAAAGCTAGAAAATCCCGATGTAATATTTGGTAAAAATGTTCCCAATATTTGTGTCAATCTAAACACTCTAGCGGTTAACTCCTGTGCCATTCCTGCAATTGTTGGTAAATTATAAACTAACCAACCCGCCATAACTGTACCAGCAACATTCATAATTCTGCTTAAAATTCCTTGCCCAGTATCAGCCAACGCTTTACCGGGAGCTTTAAATATAGATCCAACTTTTGATAATTCTATAATTCCTTCTTGTTTTTTTCTTCTTACCGACTCAACTTTTCTTCTATACAACACTGAATCTGATATTATAGATTTTCTCTTTAAAGTCGTATTCTGATTTACATTTTTTCCAATTTTTGCGACATACTTATTTGAATTATTCGCTTCGTTACTTAAAGAAAAAACTTCCTTAGTAATATTCCTAACATTTATGAGAGATTTGTAAAGTAAATTTTTTGTTGCCATTTTTATACTATATTATAATGTACTTTTGAATACAATGCATAAAAATTCTCAGCATTAGATGATGGAATTGCTGGGACATCACTTGCAGGACCTGACGATGGCGAAGATCTTTGTGTAGTTTGTTGATTTTGTGGTATTGGAGTAACAATAATATTTGGTTGAGACTTTGTAGTAGGTCCAATCGAAGGTTCTTTTTTGGGAATATTTTCAACAATAGGTGATGATTTTTGAATAGAATCTATATTAGGTTTTTCATTAGGTGATTCTAAATATTCAGAATACTTAGAGTCTTCCATTTTAGATTCTTCTTTCATACCTAAAATAGATGGCATAGACATAGCAAGATTTTGATTTTCATCATTAGAAGTTGAAAATACTTTATTATTAATATTAGTTATTTGTTCACCAAAATTAAATGCAAGATTTGCCTTAGGAGTAACTTGCTCAGCAATTTTTTCTGATCCTAAAGATATCTGCTCTGGAGAAATTATTGGCATTTGTTCAGTTGATGATTCAACCAAACTATTTTGTGAAGAAGTTATATTACTGGATATTTGTTGATCCGTAGATGTTGAAGAACTGGAAGTAGGTGTAGAATTTTGCGATTGATTCTTAAATATATCCGACATATTTGGAATACCTTTTATTCCACCCTTGGTCATAGTTTCATACAAAGCGCCACCACCTAAAGAAGCCCATCCTAAAAGTCCAGGAAACATCCCACCAACATCAAATCCAGCACCGAGAATATCACCTTCTTTCAAATTTTTTTGAGCAAAATATGCGCTTATTGGAATATTTGCAAGAGGTACAAGTCTTTTAGCACCAGATTTCAACAATCCACCTTTTGTTACTGCTTCTGCTGCTTCTGCTCCAGTTTTTGATGCTACATCAGACCCTGCAGATGTTCCTGCCTTCGTTAATGCTTCTGCTGCTTCTGCTCCAGTTTTTGATGCTACATCAGACCCTGCAGATGTTGCTGCCTTTGCTACTGCCTCTGCTCCTTCTGCTCCTGCCTTTGCTGCGACAGATTTACCTGGAAATAAAGCTTTGAATGGATTTACAATTAATCCACCCGTTACTACCTTGGAAACTTTAGATGTAATATTTACTAGTTTAGATGTTATATTTTCAAATCCATCTCTTATCCCTAAGAGCACATTTTTTACAGTACTGAGACTATTTGATACTAATTCTTTAACAAAAGATAACTTTTTAGAATTTCCAAATATTTGTGATTGTATAGAAGATATTCCTTGAAATCCTAACCACCCAAGGAATAATTTGGAAAATGCACCCATCAAAGAATTTAATTTTGATGTCGTATTCTGTGCAATATTTTGAACGGGTTTTCCAATAGAAGATTGAATTTTTCTTTCTATTGCTGCTTCAGATTCATCTCTAATTGCTTGCTCAGCAAGCCTTCTTTCTTGATCAGCTCTTTGGTTTTCTCTAAAATTTTCAAGTATAGTATTATTACTTATAATAGATGATAAAGAAGACAAAGAACTTGAAAGAATATCAAGTCTTTGCCTTAAAGAAACTATTCCTGAAGATACAATATTTAAAGAATTTTGATTCGCTTCTAATATTTTTAATGTTTCTGGATCTGGTCCAGTATTTCTCGGAGAACCTACTGGATTTTGAGATAATATGGAAGCCCTATCTCCTACTAATCCGGAAATATTACTAGATCTGGATATCTGAATTCTATTTTCTCTGGATAGTGGTGATGAGATCTCAACCATTTACCTTATTTTTTAAGTTTTCTTCTTCAATAAATTGTTGGAGAAAAGAAAGATAAACCTCCCTCTCCCAAGGAATCATATCTTCTAACTCTGTCAAACTATATTTATGGTGCTGAATCAGAGCAAAGTTTACCTTATAATATGACGCAAGATCCTCATGCGCCATAGCTACACGAAAAAATCAGGTAACCCTTCTAAAACAACTTCATTTTCAACTTTAGTCTTTGGATTTATGAATTTAATAGTATGGGAAAGTTTTGGCATTGTTTCAAAAAACTTCTCAATACTCTTAAATTGATTAGGAGACAATTGATCAAGAAAATCTATCAGTTCTTTTTTACTGCAATCAGATGCAGACCAAGATTCTTCTTCAGAATAAACTTGCTCTATACAAGAGCAAATCAAATCAAATGTCTCATCAATTGAAACTCCATTTACATTATTAAAATTATTCTTAATAAATTCATTCATAGATGGATATTTCATTCTCAAAATGAGATTTTCATCAAGTTTAATGTCTTTACTATGATCCTTATGAGATTGTACTTTAATATCATCTAGATTAATTTCAATAGGAATTTTTGTTTCCCCATCATCCGGACAAGTTACAAGAACTTCAACAGTTTCTCCAACTGATTTTCCGCGAATATTTAAAAACAAGTATTCAATATCAAAAGTTGCAAGATTTTCTACTTTAATACCCTTAGTTACAATACAATTAGATATTACGTTTTTAACCGCATTGGTTATTTGCTTTTGATCTTCACTTTCCATAGCAATAATAAGAACCTTTTCTTCCTTAACTAAGAAAGGTCTATATGTAATTTTTTTTCCAGTTGACGGTATTTCCAACTCATAAGTTGGGGTAGAAACTTTTGGTAAAGGCATAATATCCTACAAAATTCAGTAAAATTATTTATCTGACTAATACAGTAGGATTAACATTTCCTGGTTGAATTAATACAGGTCTTACACCGCTTTCATTTCCAAGAGACTGTCCTGTTCTATATACAGTTCTTTGATTAGTGTCTCTGTTTATTATGTTATTAAAATTAATATTTTTAAAGAAATCAAAGTTTGTTATTGGACCACAAACATACCTATCAAAACTAAAGGTTGCACCTGCTTTTAAAATTCCCGAAGAATCATAAGAAACTCCAATACTGTTAAGAGATAATGGAAATAATCCAAAAAAAGTATATTCTATCTCAGACTTATAATCTCTATCAAATTTTATAATTCTTGTACGATTTGTTTTATACTCAATTGGATATTTCATCCTAAAATAATAACCATCTTTACCGGGATTAACATTAGAACCACTGGATATGAATTCCATCCAATGTTCTAAAAATTTTAGAACTTTATATTCCTTATCTACATAAAATTCAAGATCTATTTGAGTAAAAGACCTTGTATGTGCCATTTTTTCAACAACACCAGTAAAATTACCGACAATATCTGATGTTGCAAAGGAACTTCCTGGTAAAGCAGCAGAAGAGCACAATATACCCACACTTTCAGTTATAAAAAAAGGATCAATACCTCTTTCAAGCAAATATCTTCTCACAGGGTAGGGAACATCCATTATCACTTGATAATGAGATGTTTGTGCAAGATTAGTAAGAGTTTTTTTGAATCTGGATATTGGTCTTTTTATAGGCACTCTAAATACCTTTAATAGGTTTTATTATGTAATTATTTAGATGTCATATAAAGGAAAATACAAATTAAAAAACCCACAAAAATATAAAGGAGATCCGACACAAGTTGTTTGGAGATCTTTGTGGGAAAGAAAATATATGAAATATCTTGACCTAAATGATCATATTTTAGAGTGGTCGAGTGAAGAAATCTTTATATGGTACAAATCCCCACTCGATAATCGACCCCATCGTTATTTTCCAGATTTTTATGTAAAAGAACAAATGTTTGATGGGTCAATTCAAAAATATCTTGTTGAAATAAAACCATATAAACAATTATCTCCACCTAAAGAACCAAAAAGAAAGACGAAAGCATATATATCTGAAGTAATGGAATATGCAAAAAACCAATCAAAATGGGAATATGCAAGAGAATGGTGTAAAGATAGACAGTATGGATTTAAAATTCTTACAGAAAATGAATTAAATATTAAGTATTAAAATGCCAAGAAAAACACTAAGTCAACAAAGATCTAAAAATACAGATAATAAAAGAAATAGAATACGTCAAATACATAGTAGACTAATTGGTAATGAAAATTCTGATGATTTAATGTTAAAAGTTCTTGAAGTCCTTAATGAAACAGAATTAGTTCCAAATGTTGGTGGATTTTATGTTTTTGTATATTCACCAAAAACAGAAAATATACAATATGATGCTCATCCATTTGTTGCAGTGACTGATATATTCAAATGGGGATTTAGAGGAATTAATTTTCATTGGGGTGAAGTGAGGCAGTACACCTGGGAAGAAATTGTTGGATCTTTACATATAGTTTATCCAGCAGAACTAAAAGATTTGCAAGCATTACCTTTTGCAAAAATTAAAAATAAATAGTTAGAAAAAGATAAATGGCCGATCCAGTTTTTGGGTACACATTAGCTCAAAATAGTATAGATTTAAGCAGTAGCAATAGCAATAATGTTACTCCTGCAAATGGTAATATTTCATATTCAAATGTTTCAAACATTAAACCCTTAAGTGAATATGTCAATGGCAATGCAAGTGTTGCTAAACCTCTCCCAGATAACACACCACTCAGATATCCATATGCACAGTTAGAAGATACTAGTGATTGGCTTGAAATTAAAATAGTAAAGTATTTACCTCCAGGTCTTAATGCACAATCTGGTACTTTAAAAATTGGGACCTCAACATCGGCAATAAGAAATAAAGAATCTGGATCAATTAGAAATCCAGTAAAATATATTCACCTTCCAATACCAAAACAATTAGTTGACGGAATTTCTGTAGATTGGGGACCAGATAGAATAGATCCTTTATCTGCATTAGGAGCTGAATCAGTTGGAGGATTAATTGAAAATCCAGGAAACATTGGAAGTATATTGAAAGATGCCTATGATAGTGCAATAGGAACAATTCAAACTGGTGACGGTCAAAAAGCAACAATCTCAGCAGCAACTAAAAAAATCATCAATAGTTTAGGTGGAAATGTATCAGTTAATGGGTTACTAAAAAGAACAACGGGAGCAGTAGTAAATCCAAACTTAGAATTATTGTTTAGTGGTCCAATGTTAAGAACATTTGATTTTACCTTCGAGTTTGCTCCAAGAGACTCTTATGAAGGTCAAGTTGTTAAAAAAATAATTAGAGAATTTAAAAAAGCTATGACACCAAAAACAAGTTCTTTTGGTGGACCTGGATCGGGACTATTAATCAGTGCTCCAGATGTATTTGAAATTAAATATAAAAGTGGAAACGCAGATCACCCATTCTTAAATGCATTTAAAACCTGTGCCCTAACTAATGTTAGTTTGAATTATACCGCATCGGGAAATTATTCAACATATTCTGATGGAACTCCAGTTCATACAAGTATGACTCTCAGTTTTAATGAACTA